TAAGTTACCTTTTGAGAATGTTTTATTTGAAGTTCCAAAACAAGGAAAATTATTTCAGACTGCAACTTTAATAGATAAGGATTTAAAACCATACATTCCAAAACCTATGCTTATTTATAAAAACCAAAGAGTAAGCGATTTAACTGGAACAGACCAAATTTATGTTACAAATACAACTGGCGCAGCAACACAAATAAATGATTATCATCGCTTTTCAAATGAATATGATAATATGCCAACAGATGTTACACATTCTCAATTAATGACTATGAATTTTGGTAATGAACAATCAAGTTGGTTAAACCAATTAGCACCACAAGGATTGTATTTTAGACACTATAAAAACTTTATAGATAATCTTTATAACATAAAAACAAGATTAGTAAAAGCAAAAGCATTATTGCCACCAAGTTTATTAGGAAGTAGTGTAACAAATGGTGCTGGAATACCTTTAGGAATTGCATTAAATGATAGATTAGTAATAAGAAATAAAAGATATATTATAAATTCTTTTACTACTGATTTAACAACTGGTGAAACTGATTTAGAACTATTAACAGATTATAGAGGTGTTGATGCAGCAAGTACTGTAGGTTATAGATTTGCAAGTATGGATATAATTCAAACAGACAAAGAAGAATTAACATTTGATTTAGAAATATACTTAAATGATTATGATAGTTTTAATGTAAAAACTTCGACTGGATATTTGATTTATAGTGACCCAAGTAATAATATAAGTGATATAACATTAACAGTTACAGTTCCAGAAAACACAACTGGTTTGGACAGAACTGAATTAATAACAATACAATATAAAATAGGTGGTTCAACAGCAAAACTTGAAAACATAATTGTAACACAAACTGGAATATGATAAAGTTAATATTAGAAATGCTACAATTAGATGAGCATTACGGGCAATCTGAAACAATAGAAACAGCTAAAGGTAAATATGAATTACCAACAACTTGGTCAAGAACATTTAAACAAATAAAAAGAGAATGGAAAACAAAGAAATAAATTTAAAGATAAATAGTAACATTGAAGATGTAACTAAAGAAATTAAATCTTTAAATAAAAATTTAGATACTACAACTGATGAAGTAAAAAAAGTTGGTAAAAGCACAAATGAAGTTGAGAAAAGCACAAAGACTTTAGCTGATGGTTTTAAGGGTGTAGGTTTAGCAATTAAAGCTATGGGTATTGGTCTTGTGATTAGTGCTATGGGTACTTTAAAAGAAGTATTTATGAGCAATCAAAAGGTTGCTGATGCAGTTGCTACTGGTTTTGGAACTGTTGTAAATGTATTTACTAAAGTTGTTGATGTAGTTGTTTCAGTTGTTGAAAAGGTAAATAAATCGAGTGATGGATTTAAAGGGTTATCAGCAGTTGTTTCTGGATTAATTACACTATCATTAACACCATTAAAATTAAGTTTCTATGCAATATCTTTAGCTATTGATGAAGCAAAACTTGCTTGGGAAGAAAGTTTCTTTGGTGATGGTGACACTAAAAAAATAAAAGAATTAAATCAAAGAATTGCTGGAACAAAAGATAATATTATTGAGGTTGGTAAAAATGCAGTAGAAGCTGGTAAGAAAGTTGCAACTAATATTGGAACAGCTATTGGTGAAGTAGGTAAAGTAGTTGAAGGAACTATTGATGGTGTTTCTAAAATATCTGTTTCTGCTGCTTATGAACAAGCAAAAGCAAATACACAATTACAAAATAACGCAAAATTAGCAGAAGCAAATCAAGCAAGGTTAGTAGAACAATATGATAGACAAGCAGAAAAATTAAGACAGATTAGAGATGAAGAAAGGAATAGTGTTGATGATAGAATAAAAGCTAATAATGATTTAAAAAATGTTTTAAACAATCAAGAAAAAGCTATGCTTGGTGCTGCTGATGCTCAAATAGCTGCTGCAAATGCTACGTTACAACAAAACAAAAGTATAGAAAATCAAGTTGCTTTAACAAATGCTTTAGCAAATAGGGAAGGTGTTTTAGCACAAATTGAGGGTTTAAGGTCAGAACAAAAAGCAAATGATTTAGCACTTAATAAAGAACTATTAGATTTAACAAAAAGCAAAAATGAAGCTGAAACACAATTAGCAATAGACCAAAAACAATTTGATGCTGAAAGATTAAAAGATGAAGAAAAAGTTTTATTAGCTAAAAAATCTGCTTTAGAATTTGCAAAAACACAAGAATTAGAAAGATTACAAAATGTAATTAAAACAACTAAAGAAGGTACACAAGCAAGAATAGATGCTGAAAATGAATATGCATCTAAAAAACAAGAAATAGAAAATCAAATTACAACTACACAAGATGAAATTGATACATATAGGTTTAATAAAAAATTAGAAAAAGAACAATTAATTATTGAAAATGATGCTTTAGCTTTTGAAGCAAAATTAGAAGCATTAACAGAACAAGAAAGATTAATTACTGAAGCTACTAATATATCAGAAGAAGAACGTACAAAATTATTAAAAGAAAATGCTGATGCAAGAACAGAAATAGCAAAAGCAGAAGCAGAAGCAAAATTAAAATTATTAGATGTAGTTTCAGCTGGTTTATCTTTAGCTTCAAATGAATTAGGTGAAAGTACTAATGCTGGTAAGATAGCTGCTGTTGCTGCTGCATCCATATCTACATATACTGCTATTGCTGGACAATTAGCTGCTTTTTCTAAAGTTCCAGTTCCTGGTTATGCTGTTGCTCAAGCAATCTTAACAGGTGCAACTGGATTATTACAAGTTAAAAAAATATTAGCAGTTAAAACACCTAAAGGTGGTGGTGGTGGTTCTGCCCCAAGTTTAGGTGGTGCTGGTGGTGGTGGTGGTGCTCCACAATTTAATGTAGTTGGTCAAGGTGGTGCAAATCAAATAGCAGAAAGTATGGCTAATAGAGATAGTCAACCAATAAAAGCATTTGTTGTTGGTTCGGATGTAACTACACAACAAGGTTTAAATAGAGGCATAGTACAAAATGCTACTTTAGGATAATGTTAGTTAAAAGTATCATTAACTATGTTTTTTTGACTTAATGATACTTATTTAAAACAAAATATAAATAATTTAATTTTTAAAAAAAAGAATAATGAAAAAGTTAGAAACTATTTATTTAGATATAGACGAAGAAAATATCCAAGATGGGATTGATGCAATTAGTTTAGTTAAATTTCCAGCCATTGAAGAAAATTGGGTTGCATTAAATGAACACAAAGTAGAATTAAAAACTATTGATGAAGATAAAAGAATAGTAATTGGTTTAGCTTTAATACCAGAAAAAGATATTTATAGAAGAAATGGTGATTATGAATATAACATTCGTTTCTCAAAAGAAACAGTTAGAAAAGCATCAGAACTTTATTTAAAGAAACTTAAAATACATAATTCAACATTAGAACACGAAAAGAAAACAGAAGGTGTTTACACAATAGAAAGTTGGATAGTTGAAGATGTTAAAAAAGACAAGTCAGCTATTTACAATTTAAATGCTGTTGAAGGTGCTTGGGTTGTAGTTCAAAGAATAGATAATGATGAAGTATGGAATGATGTTAAAGAAGGTAAATATCAAGGATATAGCATAGAAGGATATTTCAGCGAAAAAGCAGAATTAAATTTACAAGAAAGTAAAGATTTAGAATTGATTGAAAAAATAAAACAAATATTAATTAATGTTTAACATATTTAAAATGGGAAAAAACAAGTACACAAGTCCAAAGGACGCTAAAAGAGGTTGTTTATGTGATGATAGCACATATTCATCAGAATGTTGCAAAGGTGAATTAATCAATCAAGGTATTGGTTCAACAGTTGCACAAGGTACATCATCAGTAACACAAGTTGATGGAGTTAGAACAATGGTTAGAACAAATGGCTAACCAATTTATAACAAATATAAATTAATTAATTTTTAAATAAAAAAATAGATGACACCAGAAGTAACAAAGATTGGTAACAAGTTATTTGACAAAGTAGAATTAGAAAGTCAAAAAGTAGAATTAGGAATTGTTGATGATGCAAAAAAAGGAATTGATATGGTTTTAAAAGCATATAATAATTCCATATGGAATTCATTAGAAAAATTACCAAATATGGTAGCTGAAATTGTATCAAATGCATCTGATGTATTAAAAGAAGCTGGAAAAGGTCAAGCTATGGCAATAGAAAATGCAAGAAAAGCATCAGTAATGGCAAAAGAATTAGGAGTTCCAACCCCACCTGAAATAGATGCTATTTTTAAAAATAATGATTATGATGATTTAGTAAATGCATTTTCAGATGGAGTAAATAAAATAATAAGTAACGCAAAAAAATAAATATGAACGTAGTAAATCAAATCAAAGAACTTTTGGGTATGGAAGTTAAACTTGCTCAAATGAAACTAATGGATGGTGTTACTGTTATTGAAGCAGAAACATTTGAACCAGAAATGGCAATCTTTATTGTTAATGAAGAAGAAAGAGTACCAATGCCAGTTGGTGAGTATATGTTAGAAGATGGTAACGTATTAAAAGTAGAAGTAGAAGGTGTTATTGCATCTATTGAAATGCCAAAAGAAGAAGAAGCACCAGTAGTTGAAGTAGAAGTAGAAACTACTAAAAAAGAAGAAGAAATGAATGCTGATGTAGCTACACCTAAAAGAGTAGTTGAAAGTGTAACTAAAGAAATGTTTTTTTCTGAAATTGAAAAATTAAGAGCAGAAATTGCTGAATTGAAAAGTGTAAAAACAGAAACAGTTGAATTGTCAAATGATAACATTGAAGTTTTATCACACAATCCAGAAGCTACTAATGAAGTTAAAATGAATTTATATTCTAAAAAAAGACAAGCTACAACATTAGATGTAGTATTGAGTAAATTAAACAAATAATAAAAATAAAAATTAAATAAAAAATGGCTACAACAACAAGTATTACAACAACCTATGCGGGAAGTTTTGCAGGTAAATATATTTCTGCAGCACTTCTTTCTGCTTCAACTATCGAAAATGGTGGCATTGAAGTAAAACCTAATATTACTTACAAAGAAGTAATCAAAAAAGTAAGTACAGATGCTATCGTAAAAGATGCAACTTGTGATTTTGATGCAACTTCTACTTTAACTTTAACAGAAAAAATCTTACAACCCGAAGAATTTCAGGTAAATTTGAGCTTGTGCAAGAAAGATTTTCGCAGTGATTGGGAAAGCATTCAAATGGGGTACTCGGCATTTACGTCACTTCCCCCAAGTTTTGCAGATTTCTTATTAGCACACGTTGCTGCTAAAGTTGCTGAAAAAACAGAAAAAAACATTTGGGCAGGTGTTACTGCTAATGCTGGAGAATTTAACGGATTTACAAGATTGCTTACTTTAGATGCTAGTTTACCAACTGCTCAAGAAATTGCTGCTGATGGAACTAAAATTACTGCTGCTTCAACAGTTATCGGTGAACTTGGTAAAATAGTTGATGCTATTCCAGCTGCATTATACGGAAAAGAAGATTTATACTTATACGTTTCTCAAGCAACAGCGAGAGCATACGTAAGAGCTTTAGGCGGTTATGGTGCTTCTGGTTTAGGTGCTAATGGTACTAACACAATGGGAACACAATGGTGGAATAATGGTTCACTTTCTTTTGATGGAATTCCAATATTTGTTGCACAAGGATTAGCACCAACAGTTGCTATTGCTGCTCAAAAATCTAACTTATTTTTTGGTACTGGTTTATTAGCAGACAACCAAGAAGTAAAAGTTATTGATATGGCTGATATTGATGGTTCACAAAACGTTAGAGTTGTGATGAGATTTACTGCTGGTGTACAATACGGAATAGTTGAAGATATTACAACTTACGGTATTACTAACGCTGCTAACTAATAATTAATTATTAATCAAATTAAGGGTGGTGCAATAAACACCACCTTTTTTTTAACTTTAAATATATAAAAATATGGCTTGTGATATTAGTTTAGGTAGATTAGAACCTTGCAAAGATAGCAATGGTGGATTAAAAGCAGTTTACTTTGTAAATTGGGGTGAAGTAACAGGTTTTACTTATGGTACAGGTGACCAAACAGATGCTGTTGATGAAATAACTGGAACTCCAGATGCTTACAGATATGAGTTAAAAGGTAATTCATCTTTTACACAAACAATTACATCTTCAAGAGAAAATGGTACAACATTCTTTCAACAAGAATTGGCATTGACTTTGAAAAAATTATCAATAACA